AATATTAGTAATATTCTGACTGTCGCTCCTTCAACTATTAAGAAGCATGCTGGAAAAGGGAACATGAATAAAAGAGTCTTGTGGGACGTTTTTACCGAGAATCGCTTGAATGACGAAGACTTGGGAAAATCCGAATTCCACGAATATGTGAAGGGACTTGAAATTGGGAAATCCGTCCCGAAACCCTTAGATGATTTGGTTGACGCTTACTTCTTAGCTAAGTACATTTCTACGCTCGAAACGCTCTAAGTACCTTATCTCAACCATGAAACCCATATCTTATATTACACCTGCCCCCTTTTGTTTCAAGATTTCCTAATTATTTTTAAAATAAAGTGAAAATAATTTGAGATATATAAAAAGAACAACAAAATGACACTTTTTACATGACGATGTGAAACATTATTTAGTTGCTCTATATAAACCTTATCGTTTAAATATTTAAAGGGCCCTTAAAGATTTATCGAATTAAACAATTTAAAGAAAATTAAAGACTTAAAGAAATGGCAGAATTTGACATCTTCAACCTTAGCGTTGATGCAGTAAACACACACGAAGTACAAAATACTTCCTCTGGAAATGACATCTATAAACCGACAGCCGATGAAGGTAAAGATGGAACCTACAAAGCGTTAATCCGTTTTGTTCCTAACCCAAAGAATCCCCGTAATTCACTAGTTAAAAAGTACGTACATTGGTTGACAGATGCAGCCGGTGAAGGTAAACTTGTTGACTCTCCTACCTCTATTGGAGAAAAGTGTCCAATTGCAGAAGCATTCTTTAAGCTACGTAAATCAGATTCAGCAGTTGATCGCAAGATCGCTGACAAATTGAAAAGACGTGAGCAGTACTACGCCTTAATTAAAATTATTAAGGATCCACAACACCCTGAATTCGAAGGACAATACAAGATTTTTAAATTTGGTTACAAAATCAAGGAGAAAATCGATGAAGAATTGAAACCAGCATTCGGAGAACCAACCCAAATTTTTGACCTATTCAACGGCAAAAACTTTGAATTGATTATTACTCGTCAAGGAGAGTACAATAACTATGATAAGTCTAAATTTGCTTCTAGCAAATCAGCAGTTGTTATTGATGGCGAACCAGCCGAAAAGACTACCGACACAATGGGTAAAATCAAAGCTGAATTAGATGCAGCACCTTCTTTAGAACCATACGAATACAAAGCATGGGATGATGAAACAAGAGACTTTGTTAACTCAATCCTGCGTCAGTATTTAAATCCAGGTTCTGCAATGGATGAAATTGTATCTAAGCCAAAAGCTAAACCAGCTGCGAAGAAAGAAGAATCTACGGATTTCGATTTCGATACAACTCCAGCTCCAAAAGCAACAGCTAAAGTAGAAGAGACAGCAAACGTTGATAGTTCTGATGATTTAGACTCGTTCTTGAATGACCTCGATCTCTAAAATATCAGAAGAACTTAAACTAAAAATCAAAATCTTATTAAAGAGAGTACTCCAACAAGAGCACAACAATCCTAATAAGACCATGATAAAGGAAATGCCAGGGCGAATAACTCTGGCATGTCCTTATTGTGGTGATAGTTATTCCGATGATAAAAAGAAAAGAGGTAATGTCTATTGGGACACTCTTCAATATCATTGCTTTAACTGTTCAGCGCACGGTGATGTCTATAGTTTATTAAAAGACCATGGTATCAGGTTTGATAACACTGAAGATTCAATTCAAGTAATTGAGTGGATCAAAGAGAATAAAGCCGAATCTAATCACGTTGAAGTGTTACAACATGGTATCTTTGAAAAGGTACTATCTAACGCACCAACGGTCGATGAATTAAAAGATGCCCTAAAGTTTCGAAGAATCGAAGTAGGCGATGCACCTTGGATCTATCTAAGAAATAGACTTCTTTCGAACAAATTAGAAAACTTCCTTTTTTCCCCAAAAGATAAACGAATTTATGTTTTAAATCTGACTTCGAGCGGAAAAGTAATTGGAATGCAATCAAGAGCTCTTGTTAAAACGAGCAATTCAAAATACTTAACATATGATCTTGAGAAAATATTAGAATGGATGGGAACACCACTAGAAATAGACGAACACGATAAAATATCGATTGGTAAAATATCATCTCTATTCGGAATTACTCAAACAGATTTTATGAGACCAGTTACGGTCTTCGAAGGACCATTAGACCGAATGTTTATGAATAACTCAATTGCACTCTCATCGGTACATAGAGATACTCATGAAATCGACCAGATACCGACCATCAGGTATATGTTTGATAATGACCTAGCCGGTAAAAAGAAAATGATGGAAAAATTAAAAGCTGGAAAATCAGTGTTCTTGTGGTCCAAATTTCTCAAAGACAGTAAAATGGATAAATATAAAGAACCTATAAAAGATTTAAACGATTTAGTAATAGCAGCATATCGAAACAAAAGTGAATGTTTATCTACAATAAATAATTACTTTTCAAATTCAATGTTAGATGCGTATTACTTATAAAAATAAACAGGTTCTAGATATGATAGAACAAGATTTTGAAGATTTTGAAAAGGATAGAGAAAGTCGCAAAGGACTAAAGACCATGATGGACTTTGATTCTACAAGAATCGAATACGAAGGTACCAAGATGCAGACTAAAGTAGCTCCAAAATTCAAAGCAAAAATTAAAAGTAGCGTTTATATTAAACAAGACCCGAACAACAAGAACTCGTTGTTTTAAAAACTCAATAAATGGAAGTTGAAACTAAACCAGCACAGACTAAACTACAACAAGTAGACGAATATTTGGCAACTCAAAGAACTGAATGGACTGTTAAAATTCGTGCAGTTGCTGATGATTTAAAAGCAGGTAGTAACCTTCCGGAAGTATCTTCATACGCACTAAGTTATCGACAAATTCTGGTCGATATGATTGGTTCGATTAGCTCTAAGATTAGAACACAAAAGGCTAAACTTGATCGATTGTATAAAGCAGCATGGGTAAGTTATTACACTTATGATTATAAACTTTCAGATGGACAAAGAGCCAGATTTATTGAAGCTGATCTATCAGAAGATTATCAATTGCAAGAATTGCTAGAGAATCAAAAAGATTTCTTTGTTAATTCTATCAAAACACTTGATAATATCGGATTCGCAATTAAGAATCGAATCGATATGAAGCAGTTGTAAAAATAAAATAAAGTTTTGGTAATTACACTAACAGACGATAATAGATTTTTAAGAATTGATGAAGCCTCCGAATTAGAACTTGAACAAATAAATTTAAGTTTAACAAAAAGAATCGACGGGTGGAGATTTAACCCACTTGTAAAGAGGGGAATATGGGATGGCTACATTTCATATATTAAAGACAACAAATGGATTCCTGCAGGTTTATGGCGAACAGTCATGGATGTTTGTAAGGAATACAACTTTGAATTAAAATTAAACGGGATAACCCGCATATTTGATAGAAATATAACAGCTGAAGGATTCGAGACATGGGCTCTGGATTTCTTTGATGGTTATAAACTAACCCCACACGACTATCAAATTGATGCCTCTTATAATATTCTTAAATTTAAAAGATGCTTAGCAGAATTAGCAACTTCAGCAGGAAAGACAATGATTTCTTTCATGACTGTCGCATATATGCTTGAGAAACAGAAGGCATCTAAAATACTCTTCATTGTACCTAACGTCTCACTGGTTGTACAAGCTAGCGAGGACTTTATAGATTATAATTGGAGGAACCAAGTGAGAATCAATATCCAGCAGATCTACGCAGGTCAGAAAATTAAAGGAAATGCTAATGTCGTAATAGGAACATATCAGTCTCTTGTTAAAAAAGACAAAGAGTATTTCGACGATTTCGACGCAGTTATTGTAGATGAAACCCATAAAGCAAAATCACAGTCAATAAAAGATATTCTTGTAAAATGCCGAAACGCACAATATAAATTCGGACTGTCAGGAACAATTCCAAAAGAAGGAACGATAGATAAGCTAACTTTAATGTCTCAAACCGGGCCAGTTATTACGGAAGTAAAAGCTGCTTTTCTCCAGAAAGAAGGACATATTGCAAATTGCAGAGTTAAAGTTATCGAAATGGACTATGCACCAGAAACAACAAAAATAGCGTTCCAAGAACTAGCACAAAATAGATATGAAAGCAAAGATGTTTTCCAACTCGAACAAAATTATATCATCAACAACAAGGCACGCCTTGACTTTGTTGTCAATCTTATTTCCAGAATACCAAGGAATTCTTTGGTACTTTTCCACAGAATCGAACATGGTAAAAAGCTATACGAAGCTCTTCGCCAACGAAGCCAGAAAAAGGTTTTTTATGTTGACGGAGGGACAGATTCTGATATTCGAGAAGAATACAAAAAGAAAATGGAGGCCGGTGAAGAGATTGTCATTGTTGCATCCTATGGAACGTTTTCTACCGGAATCTCAATTAAAAAGATACATAGCATCTTCTTCACAGAATCGTTTAAATCAGAAGTTATCATTAGACAATCAATCGGTAGAGGACTTAGAAATCATGAGTCCAAGAAAGAGGTAATAATCATCGATTTCGTTGATAATTTATCAACACCAGATTGGTCCTGTTACCTTTATCGACACGGAATTGAGAGACAGAAGATATACGACCAAGAACAATTCAAATATGATGTTAAACTGGTGAAGTTTGACGGGACAGAATAACATAATAACTCGTAAATTTATACGAATATATAAGATAAGATTGTAAAAAAATACTATTAAAATGGAACTAAACAAAATTTCATCCTTCAAGTCCTTCTCAGAAATGAGAAACCAAGAAACGGCAGTAAAGACTGAGCAGGAAAACAAAGTTAAAAGAGTAAAATCTCTTGAAAAAATCTCTACTATTTTAGATGAGCTAGAAATAAGCGACATGTCTGAATTAGATGAAGAAAAAAGAAAAGCACTATATTCTAAATTATTTAACGAAGATCGCGACGAAGAAATCGCAGATGATATTAAAGATTTAGGCGAGCCTAAGCAGGCAGATCCTAAAGATGGTGAAGAATTAGAATCAGAGCTTGATGAAGCTAATGTTACCTTAGATGCAATCGAACCAGACGAAGAAGGTCTTGTTAAATTCTGTAAAAAGAAAGGCATCAAATGGAAAATTATAAATATGAATGGTCCAGCCGGTGGTTATCCAGAAGTTGAATACATTGGTAAGAAAAAAGATCTAGAACAGATGATTAAGACCTTCTGGGAAGGAGATGGCGAAGATAGCGGTTTAGCAGAATTCATCGAAGAAGGAGTATTAACTGTAGCATTCGATCCAATCAATGGCGAATATATTTTCGAAGCAAGATCAGAAACTAAAGTTTTTAAATTACTGCAAAAGATTTTTGCTGGAGCACCTTTATTAACTAAAGACAAGGCGCAACATGTTGCAATTGTAGATGGTTTATATATGGACGCTATGGAAGATGCTAATTTCTACAACGAGGCTAAAGATGCAAGTTTTGCAGCTTTCCAATCGTTCTTTAGTGCATATGGAAAAGCTATTGAAGTTGACGTTCCAGGTTTATCAGGAACTAAATTATCAATTGGTAAAAAAGAAATCGAAGCATGGCAAGGAAAATGGACTTCAGATATTTCATCTGCAGGACAATGGAACGGTTATGATATTACTTTAGGATTCCGTAAATATTTAGAATCTATTGGAGAATCAAACGTTGGCCTAACATTAGATATGGCATTTGGTAAAGCAAACGAATCTGCGACTGTTAAAGTTGACGAAGCTCGTTCAATTAACAAAATCCAAAACGATTTTACAAAGATTATCAATCAGATGAAAAATACTGCTGAACTTTGGAAACAATCTCAAGGAGATGAGAAAGCAGCAATATTGAATACACTAAAAGACCTAACTGCTCAAAAGAAAAAGTTAGAAGCTGAATTAGATGACGCAATCACAGATAAAGACAAAGACCTAGAATTAGTAGTTACTGAAGGTAACGCATTTACTGGAGCCCTATTCGCTGCTAGAAACAAAGGAGAAAAGACCTTTGAATTTAACGGTAAAACTTACAAAGTAGCAGGCGCTAAGAAGGTTAATGAAGATGACGAAGAAGTTAAAGAAGGTAATGCTTTCGGAGATGCAGTTAGAAAAGCTAAAGAAGCTGGAGAGAAAGAATTCGAATTTGACGGTAAAACTTACAAAGTAGAAGAAGCTGAACTTCAAGAAGGTAACGCTTTTGGAGATGCAGTTAGAAAAGCTAAAGAAGCTGGAGAGAAAGAATTCGAATTTGATGGTAAAACTTACAAAGTAGAAGAGTCTAAACATAACCCTTCTATTAAAATAGTTAAAGAACAAATCAACGAAGCAAAACAATTTGATAAGGATTATGCTGACATGGAAACTTCTATCAAAAGAGGTATTGGTTGGATCGATCCTGAGTATGTAGAAACTACATGGGAAAATTCATCAGACACTATTGACTTTGAAATAGTTAAAGCTGAACTTTACAAAAGATTATTAAAAGCCGGTCTTTTATGGTATGGCGACGAAGAGAAAGAAACTCAAGTTAAATCTCTAAAAGAATTAGGTATTAAAGAATCAGTAGTTAACGAAGCTGCTAAATTCAAGAATACTAAAAACTTCGAAGATTTCTTAGAAGAAATTGACGGAATGGGAGAAGCTGGAATTAAGAAAATCATGGGTAAAGATTATATCGATACTCCTGGTAATTATAACGAAGAATCTGAAGATTACGACAACGATATTGTTGAGTACATGATTTCTAACATGGGTAAAAAAGAATTTGAAAGACTTCAAGACTGGTGGGAAGCTAACGTTGCTGAATCAGTAGTTAACGAAGCTGAAATTAAATCAGACGACGAGTTTAAAGAATATGCAATGACAGTTTTAAAGAAAGCATTTGGTGCTGACTTTGACGAAGCAAAAGGAAAAGAAGTTGCTGATGGTATTCTTAAAAAATGTGAAGGAGATTACGGTGCATGTGTTGGAATGTTAACAAGTTCTCTTGGAGAATCAGTTACTAATGAATCAATTGATGTTGATTACTGGGCTGATTATAACACTGATACTTCTGGACAAGCAGATCCATCATTTGCAGATAAATCTAAAAACTTTGCTGCTACCTTTAAATTAGCAGTTGACGATTGGAACGATAACAACGAAATGGGAGAAGAAAATGAAATAACTCCTGCAATGGCTAAAAAAGTTGAAAAAATCGCAAAAGAATTTTTCAAAAAAACAGGTTGGATTTCAGTTAACGTTGCCGGAGCAATGATCGCGCAGGAATCTTAATAAAACAGATAAATATTAGACCTGAGTACAAACACTCAGGTCTTTTTAGATTATTATGAATACACTACAGACATATAAAGAATTTTTACTAGAAAGATGGAATTCTAAATTCCCTTCTTTGGTATTAGAAGGCGGAGCAGCAGGTCACATGATGCATCCATTCGACGATAATGATTTAACTTTTGGAGACTTTAAGACTCTAATTGATTCAGCATTAGATGGTCGTTTAGATTTCGAAGACGCTCCTACCGAAAAAACAGATGGACAAAATCTATTTGTTACGATTAAAGATGGTCAAGTTCTTTTTGCTAGAAACAAGGGTCAAATGGCTAATCCTATTAATCTATCACAGGTTCAGAGTATGTTCACGGATCACCCTTCTCAAGCAGTAAGAGATACATTCACCTTTGCAGCTGCTGACCTAGACAAGGCTCTAAGTTCACTGAAAGGTAAAGATATTGAAGACTTTAATAATGGTACATCATTTATGAATATGGAGTTAATTTACTCTGGAAACTCAAATGTAATTAATTATGACCGTGATGTTATTCAATTCCACGGTATTGTACATACTGACGGAGCTGGAAATCAGACTGGATCTGATTCTAAAGTTGCTAAAAAAGTACAAAGCGCTCTGAATTCAGTAGCAGCCGATGTACAAAAGACATTTAGTATTATACCTCCACAGGATTTAGTGATTGGAAAATCAGTAGACTTTGAAGAGAAAAAAGGATATTTCCTAGGTAAGGTACAAGCCTTACAAAACGTTTATAAGTTAAATGATACTGATTCAGTTTCTAGATACCATGAAATGTGGTGGAGAGAACTTATTACAAAAACTTTCCCAGATTTAGATGATGCTACCAAAGAAGGTTTAGTATTACGTTGGGCTTTTGATGACAAAAAATCATTAAATATCCGCGAAGTTGCTAAACAAATTGCACCATCAGAATATAAAAAGTTACAAGATTTTGAAAAGAACGATGCTAAAAAGAAATACAAAGAGAATATCTTACCTTTCGAAAACATCTTCTTAGAATTAGGATCTGTCGTTCTTAAAAACGTTTCTAATTTATTAGCTGCAAATCCTGATCAGGAAATGCAGAGACTACATAATCAAATTAGAACTGAAGCTGATAAGATTAAACAAAACGGAGACCTTTCTCAAATTAGTAAGGTTGAAGGAGAATTAGCTAGACTAGAAAGAATCGGTGGTATCGATTCAATTATCCCAACTGAAGGACTAGTATTTAAATATAAAGGCAAGATGTATAAATTAACTGGTACATTTGCAGCAATTAATCAATTAATGGGTATTATAAAATACGGAAGATAAAATGGCATTGCAAAAACTAAGAGACTTTTATCAATCATGTAATTCTAACGAATTTAATGATATGCTAAATAATAAAATTGTAGTTACTGAAAAGATAGCTGCACCTTCGCTATTCGTTAGAAGAGGTTTGAATGGATTTGAATTCTTTAAGAACGGATCAAGCGAAGAGCTTAGCGTTGTTGATAGAACTCTAGTATCTTTATATGAGACAGCAATTAAATATTTTCAAAGTCTCTCACCAGAGACCAAACAAAGTATGCCAATTGACTGGAAATTCGGTTTTGACTACATGCCAGAAGATGGAGTAGCATCAATCGAATACGATACGCTTCCACTAAACTACTTAATACTTACACATATCCAAGCCCTTGGAGAGAATGGTAAAGCTAGAAAAATCATTACTGATTCTCAAGTTTTAGGTAAATGGGCAACCACATTCGGAGTACAAGCTCCACCAGTTCTATTTGACGGTATGTTGAGTGCAGAACAAAAAACTAAATTATTAGACTTATTATCTTTAAGCGATTCGCAGTACAAACAACAGTTTGCTGCTAAATCTTTTACCAGAGATGCATATCATGCATTTGACTCTTCTCTTGCAAAATCTGCTCTTAATAATAATCTAGACAAAGAAATTGACGGACTAATCGTTTCTTTTGTTGATAGTACTAAAATCAAAACTTTTAAATTAGAAGCCTTTGATAGAGATATTGAAACAAAAGAGGAAAGAGAAGCAAGTCACATGTACCAAATCACAATTGTAGACTTATTAGAATTCTTAAATGGTTTTGATTTCGATGAAATCGAACTTACTGAAGAGAATTCTGAACTAAGATACGTTGAACTAGTTTCAGCAATCTACAATCAATATTTAAATCAAAATGCATTTAAATATGTAGGAGCTAAATTCGATTCAGCTAACTTTTCAACAGTTGAATCATTCCAATTAAACACTAATTATATTAAGAATGAAACTACTCTTAAATATTTAGAAAACCCAGTTTTGGCAGAACTTTACAAAATCATCTTAGGTAGCCTAAGAAAGAAAAGAACTAAAGAAACATCAATCATCACCGGTTTAGTGTTTACTCAAATTAATGAAATTATCGACAAAATCGAACAGAAGATATTTGTAGAATCTACAGATGAAAATCACGTTCATGATTTTAAAAATTATATTGTCCACGACAAAGTAGCAAATAGCCAAAAAATTACAGAAGCTCTTAAGATAGATTATCCAGAGCAAGGTAAAGAGAAGGTTAATATTTTTGTTGGAAGGTTCCAACCATTTACCTTAGGACATGTTAAAGTTTTAGAAACTCTTAACAAACAAAATGGCTATCCAGTTATTGTATTTTTAGTTAAATCAAAAACTTCTAAAAAAGAAGATGCTGTTAAACGTCCTTACGATGTTGAAACACAAATTGAAATGTTTAACAACGTTCAATCTGAATACAAATTCCTAAAGCAAGTAATCGTTGTACCATCTGCAGCCATTGACGTAATGTTTAATGAGCTAAGGCCAAATTTTGAACCAGTACTTTGGGGAACCGGTACTGACAGAATGAAGGCATACGGATATATGGTTAACAATGACAAATATCGTGAAGATCTGGGTGTACTTCCTGAATTTGGGTTGTACGAAATCCAAAGAGGTGATGATGATATATCAGCAACAAAGGTAAGACAGGCGTTGATCGATGGTAACTCTAAAGAGTTTGATAAAATGACTCCAAGATCAATGCACTCAATGTTTCTTACACTAAAAGATAAATTAGATTATTCTATGGCAAATGAGTCAAATGAAACAAATCAAGATTTAGAGATACTAACCTTCGAACAATTTATAAATAAGATATAATGGCGCAAACTTACGGAGATATTAGAGCAAGATTTCAATTAGCAATGGATTTAACATTAAATGAAGCTGCAAGAACAATTGAAGGAACTGTGCTTCCTGCCATGGAAAAAATATTAGGAAGTGGTAGAATCAATACAAAGAATGGAGGAAAGGATCTTAGATTTGATTTAGGTGGAGATTCTAAAAAAGCTTTACAATTAATATCAGATGCTTTAAATAAAGTTGGAGCGACAAATTTCGATATTATAACAGCTGGACCAGGAGAATATTCAAATGGTTCTAACTCCGGAAAATTCACAACATTTATTGTAACGTTTGGAGAAGATGTAGATTCAATAAAAGCTTCTAAAGGAGATGTTATTAAATTTGTTGATAATAATCCTCCAAAAGGTTCAATTAAATCTAAAGAACTGACACCAACTTCTCTTAAGTTACCACAAGATATTGATATGAATAGTTCATCATTAGCAAGTAGTGTTAAAGGTGCAATTAATAGCAAATATAGTTCTAATCTTTTCATGCAAAGTTTCTTAACTGAACTCTATGATTTGGTTTCAACGCATAAGCCAACTAATTTCTTTAATGACCCTTTAGCTCTTTCTGCATTTGCAGAAACTATCGGTTACGATGAAAATGTTAGAGAGGCAATTGATGCTCTTGGAGCAGCAGATTTAAATACGATTGGTAAAGACTTTGGTGAAGTTTTAGGAGCAGCACTATTATTAAACATGGTAAAAACTGAAAAAGGAATTTCATTCCCTTCTGGAAATAACCCATTAGTTGACTTTTATATAGATGGATATGGTATATCTTCAAAATACAAATCAGGAGCTGCACCAACCCTTACTAACATCATTAAAAATCTAAAAGCTGAAAATTTTACTGAAACTGCAGAAGTTCAGTTATATGACTTATTCAAAATAGTCGAAACTAATTCAGTGGTTGATGGTTATCTTAAAGGAGCTGAATTTATAAATACTCCAACTGTTGCTATATTAAAGAGCTTAGTTGGAAACATATCATTAGATGAAAAATCTTTAGAAAGTTTTATACAAACCAAAATGAACGAACTTGGAAAAGAAGAGTTCTTTAGCACATACGTTGTACCATTAGTTCAATCTTCTGGAAGAGGAGTTGCTAAATTTGAAAAAGTACAGTGGGACAAATTAGACAAAGGTAAAAAGTATATTGGTCTATTTAGTTATTCATTAAGTTTAGAACTTATTGATGCGTTGAATGGTAAACTTGGAGCTGGTGATATGTATATCAGTACTCTAAGAACAATCGTTGGTAAATTAGATGTTAAACAATTGTACATGGACGTAGACCTTAAAAAGGACATCATCCATTTTTATCTAAAAGGATTCAGCGACGCCAATGCTAAATTATCGTTTGAAGCACCGAATGTATCATCTACCAACCCAGGTAATGGTAAGTTAGGTTTTAAAATGAAATAACGATATATAGACTATAAAAACAAGAATATAACAATGGATTTTAACGAATTTATTAACGAAAACCTTAATGAAGCTGCAATTACTCTAAAGAGAAAATATACAGAACTTCATCCTGCTAAATTAGCATCAACAAATGCTAAAACCAGGAATAAAGTTATTGAAGCGATTAAGGATGGTAAATTAACCAAAGAAGAATTTAATTTAATTCTGACAAAAGTTTCGGAAGACCAAAAAAGATGGTTAAAAAGAAACAACCATTATTTTAACCTATCCGAAGATGGAGTTACTCTATCTAGCGCAGGATTAAAGATTTATTCTCAATTACAGAAAGAAACTAAAACAACCCAAAATAAAATATCATTTGAAATGAATAGATTAGTAGAATCATTCTCAGAATTTGTTGAGAATTTAAATGGTGGACAACTTAACGAGTCATTTGCATCTTCAAAGCTAGCAGGACTTTTAGTTGGCGCTGAAAAAATGCCAAAGGATCTTCCAAAAGCATTTTATAACATGTCGAAATTAGCATTGGATAAAATCCAAGATGTTGATATTATCGAAATGGATCCAGAAACAGCTAAAAAAGAAAAAAGAGCTAGCGCTGTTTATTTCTATTTTACAACAAACGAAAAAGAGAATCCATATTCTCAAAGCGATTGGTCAACTAGAACAATTGCAGCAAATACTCTATTGGCTATTACTGATGGTAATAATGAGTGGATGAATGCTGAATGGAATAGATATGGAAAAGCATCAAGCAGAACTTTAAAAGTAACTAAAAGAGATGATTCAGCAGGAGTTTCAAAATCATCAGCAAATTCAAGCTATGGTTCTAAAATCTCAAGTCTAAAACAAGTTGTTGAACTTGCTGATAGAGCTTATTGTTTAGACTTAGATATTCTTAGAGCAAGATATTCTACAAGTGCATTACAGTCACAAAGAGCTGATGCTAAAAGAGGAGCAACTGCATTCCAAAACGATAAAGATTTTAAAGCAGAAAACATCAAAAGATACAATGAAATTTTAGCTACTAAAGCAGCTGAATTACCATTAGATTCTCTTGTATCAAAAGCAATTGATACTATCGCAGATCAAATTAAAGACGGCATCGCTAAAGGCTTAAAAGGAAGATATGACGAACTTATTGTTGGTTTAGATCCAAAAGGAAGAGAAGTTAAAATGAATGACGCTGCAAACCTAATGAGAAATCTTTTAGATGAATATTCTAGATATTGTGGAGACGCGGTTAATCAGGAAAAAGAAGTTGCAGCCGGTTATGGTGGTTCTTACTACGAAGGTAGCATGAGACAACGTGCTAAAAATATCCAAGATTACCTAAAGAAAGTTGATAACTTAAACTACGCTTGGTAATAATATAAAACAGAAATTATGAAACACGTACAATTATTTGAACAATTTATAAATGAAAAAGCGTACCAGTTAACTGGAATTTACGGTGCTAAAGGTATCGTAGGAAAAGTTGCATTTGCATTTAAAAAAGAGGTAGAACGCATTAAATACGAAGGAGATTCTGATGCAACATTAGAAGAACTTAACGAAATTTGGTCTTACTGGGCAGACAGAGACGGTGCAGAAATTATCGAGAAAGAGGTAATGAAGCAAGTTAAAGACAAAGAAGCAATCGTTTATATTATGGCTACTCTAGGTAAAACACTATGGGTAGTTGATGACGTCGAAGGTATCAATGCACCTGGAAAATCAGAGCTATTAGTTAGAATCCCAAGTGATTTTGTAATTAATATCGGTTTTGCAGATGATGCTGATGGTTCTAAATTCTCTAGAAAACTAGATGGAATGATGAACGATGCGTTACTATCTGGAAAAGAAACTGCAGTCGTTGGAGAATATGATAAACTAGTCGGTAGCAACAATATCGAAATTAGAAGTTCTGTATTCTTAACAATCGACGCAAAATAATTTATAAGATGCCAGCTACAAGCAAAACACAACAAAGACTTATGGGAGTTGCATACGCCGTTAAAAAAGGGTATATGCAACTTTCTGACGTTGGAGATGAATATCGCGACAAGGTGGCGGACTTAATAAACTCTATGACAGTATTACAACTTAAAGATTTTGCAGAGACTCCACATGAAGGACTACCTGAAGAGGTTAAAGAAGCTTCAATGGGATTTGCTGTAAATACTGGAGGTCCTCAAAGTACAATGATGCCAGGAGCTGGTATGGGAAACATTAAACTTCCCCCATCATTTGCTAAAGGAGCTGTTGGTTCTGGAGATGTTCCTGCTGGAGCTGGTTGGGCAGAAGACGAATATGAAGAGCAAAAGAAAAGACGTAAACAACGCGAGAAAGAGGCTAAAAATGCTGAAAAGCCGGTTAAAACGTTTGAGCAATTCATGTTTGAGAAACTAAAAACATTAGACAATTAATCTGTATAAGTACAGTAACACTATCAAATGGAATTCTTACTACTAAATGCCGGAAAAGATAATAATTGGTCAAGTATGGCCGCAACAAAAATTATTAAATCAATTGAATCTTGCGAATGTCTAGGTCAATTGATGACTTGCCGATCCCTAGTAAATAATTTCATGTTTGCATCGATTATTTCAGCCAAAGAAACAGACGACAAGGATCTTGTTTTAATATCCACACTCCTACATTTACTTATAAAAAACAGAGAAACTCAATTGATTACCGAAATGGTAGATGAGATCGATAAAAGTTTTTTTGAATTACTTCACTAAATATTTTTTTATGTCAAGAAAATTGTTTATATTTACATATAAATAATTAGCACATGATAAAATCAATCAACGAAAAGAAAGAGGGTCCAATCGAAATCGATCTTAACGGACCAGAAGGCAACGCATTCTATTTAATGGGAATGGCCATGAATTTTGCTAAACAACTAGGTTGGTCTCAAGAGCAAAAATCAAAACTTAGAGTAGAGCTGACATTCTCAGACTACGAAAACCTAATCAACATCTTCGATAAACATTTTGGCGATTACGTAATTTTATATCGATAATTTCGAAACTTTTTTGAACTAACGTATATAATTACTAAACATATCGAGAAATGAGTATTTTAGAAGAAGCAGACAAAATCGTCAATCACAGATCAGAAGAAGCAGACCGCAACTATGGTCCTTTTTCAGAAGGTATGGACCGTGCAGCCTTAATTTTTCAAGGCATGACCGGATTCCCAGTAACTGGAGAACATATGTTTAAAGCCTTAGTTGCTTTAAAATTCTCTAGAGAAAGTTACAATCATAAGCAAGATAACTTGTTAGATGCAGTTGCATATATCCAAGGATTAGAAAACTACATCAACGATAAAACAAAAGCGAATGACTAGTATCTATGATGTAAAAGATAATTTGGTCGGCAAGAAAATTGCAATTGATGATGTTGTAACTACTTACAGCTCTAGACCAGAATCTCACAAATCAGCATGGACGTATTTATTAATGTCCCAACTAAAAAGCCTAGGATTGGATGTTACTGTCTTAACAAAAGACGGAAACATTCATGATTTTGACGTTTGGATGGTAGCCCTACCGATGGAATTCCAAGGTAGTTACAATCTTTTTGGCGGAGCAGGAGATGAACCAGCCGCTAGAATCCAAAGATTTATTGATTTTAAAGGAGAAGTATATTGTCTTAATAGACAAATGCCTGACGTCGGTGTATTTGCACAAAGTAGAATGTCTTCATGTACAGACAATTGGAAAGCGTTAGACGTTGAACTCCTGTCAACAAGGGCAAAGTCAGTAGAAACTATTGATTTAACCCTTAACAAGGGTACCTTTGTACTAGGCGATAGCCATTCAGTATCTGCTTACATTCCCGGAGCTGATATTTCCAGAAACGATGGTAAAACATTATTTGGAATCCTTAAAGAGGGAATTGGTACTTATGTACCACAAGGTACCAAACATTTGGTAACTTATTTCGGCAATATCGATATTAGACATCATTTGTGCCGTCAAGCCGATCCAGTAAAAGCAACTGAAGAACTAGTTAAAAACTATGTCGATCAGCTAAAGACATTAAACATCGAAAAGATTAGTGTTATGCAATTACTTCCAATCGAGCATGAAGAGAGAAGAATTCCACAAACTGGATTCTATAAGAAAACTCCATTTTATGGCTCATTAGAAAAAAGATTGGAAATCTGTCGAATTTTCAACAAAAAGCTGAGTATATATCTAAGTGAGGCCGGGTTCGAATTAATCGAATGGCCTATCGAATGGTTCAACATAAGTCCTAAAGACTATGCCGACACTTATATGGAAAAGCCTGGTTCAGTCCATCTTTCAAGAGAATATTATCAATATGATTTTGAAACTGGAGAAAAAAAGAAAAAACCAACACCTAAACCAAAAGTAGTTAGCCTATTTTGAAACATTTAATAAAAATCACGTATAACTTAAACAAATTACTAAAATCATGAGTAAAATCAAAGTTGCAATCATTGGAACAGGAAACTGTGCCAAATCTCTAGTAGAAGGAGTACAATTCTACACTGAAAATCAAGCCAACATCGACGGTATGATGAGAAGCGACATCGGCGGTTACACTGCAAAAGACATTGAATTTGTCTGCGCATTCGACATCGATGAACGTAAAGTTAATCAACCTCTAGGAGTTGCCTTGAAGCAAAAACCAAATTCAGCATGGAACATTGTTGAAAAAATTACATCTAAAGCTCCAGTTTATGAAGCCCCTGTAATTGATGGTTACGCGTTGTTAATGGATGCATATCCAGAAGCAAATCGTTTCTTAGTTTCTGAAGATTTAAGAAATACAACAGAAATGAATCGTACTGACTGGACTGATAAAAAGTCTCGTCTTTGGAAAGACAGAGTTATTGCTCAATTAAAAGAGCATGAAGTAGAAGTATTGATTAACTACTTACCGGTAGGTTCTCAAAATGCTACAGAATTTTGGGCTGAAATCTGCCTAGAAACTGGAATCTCTTTAGTAAACTGTATTCCAGTATTTATTGCATCTGATCCAGCATGGGAGAAACGTTTTATCGACGCAGGTATTCCATTAATTGGTGATGATATGCGTTCTCAATTTGGTGCTTCTATCTTGTCTCAAATGTTACAAGAACTTGCATTCGAAAGAGGACATGTTGTAAAAGCACACATTCAACGTAACGTTGGTGGTAACACTGACTTCTTGAATATGGAAGACAAAACTCGTTTGAAATCTAAAAAGATTTCTAAAGAAAACGTAATTCGTGCTCAAAACGAAATACGTGGAATTGCAACCGAAGGTTCATTCCTACATGCTGGTCCTTCTGAGTATATCTCATATTATGGAGATAATAAAGTTGCTAACTTCCGTTTAGAACTTGAAGGATTTGGTGGAGCACCAGTAATCTTTGATGCTCAACTTTCAGTACAAGATTCTCCAAACTCTGCAGGAGTTGTAATTGACGCTCTTCGTTACTTAAGAGTAGCAAGAGAAATGGGAATAGTTGGAGCCTTAAGAGGTCCTTCTGCTTTCACTCAAAAAACACCACCTCAGCAAATGATGTTTACAGATGCCGTTCAAGAATGCGAAGCATTAGCTCACCGCAAACTAACAAAGGTTACTGCTAAACAAGTTAAAGCTTAATTCACAAACACTAAGATGGAGAAGCAATTCTCCATCTTTTTAATTTACAAGCATGTCAGTATTCAGGAAATGGCTAAAATTTAAACCAATGACACATAAAATATACGCATACGATTTTGATGGAGTAGTTTCCCTTGGTATTAGACCAAGATGGAGTGATGATGTTATCATAACAGGTAGATGCCAAGAAGAGGCACCTTACGTTTTTGAAAAACTAGCAGAACTTAATATCTCCACTAATGTTTTCTTTAATCAAATGACATTAGCAGAAAGAGGAGACCATACCGTAGAAGCTAGAATCTTTTCTGGAAAACATAAAGCCAAAACAATTTCTGATCTGAAAAAAGATGGAATTGAAGTTGTTAGATTCTTTGAAGATGATGAGGTTCAAATGGCAGTAATTAAACAAGCGCATCCAGAACTAGATATAGTTCATATAGTATCAAACTTAGTAGAAAAATAACAGAATATGTTAACACCAGTACAAAGAGAATTAAAAAGAAAATACATTAAGTATTTGAATGCAACAGAATCAGTTGATAAAAACATGATCGTTGACTGTATTACTAATTACATGACTCCGGAAATAGACTTCACTGATAAAGTTTGTTTAGATTTAGGTGGAAATGTTGGAGGTTTTACTAAAGTAGCAATTGACGGAGGAGCCAAAGCAGTTTACACTGTAGAATGCGATATTCGCAATTACGAAAAAATGGCAGAAAGTTTTGCAGACGAGCCTAAAGCAACTATAATTCATGCTGCAGTATCGGATAGTACAGCACCTTCTATTAGAATCTATAAAGGTAATAGCCAACAGGCACACTGCTCGGTTTCTATTATGAAACGTAGTAAATTTACCGACTATGATGAAGTTATTAACATTCACATCAGCGAGCTCTTAAAGAAATATCAACCAGATATTATTAAAATTGATATTGAAGGAGCAGAATATCAAATTATCGAATTTGTAGAAGCATACCAGCCAGACGCCTTATTTGTAGAATTACACATGGGTAAAGTTAAACAATATGCTCAACCTACATTAGAAAGATTATCAGCTCTATATCCAAAACAGCACGTTAAGGAATTAATCGTATTTCAAAGCGTAGCAGGTTACGATTGTTGGTTCACAAAATAAAAATTAAAAATGAGAGATAGGGTAAATATGGAAGTCGTTAAAGATATCGGTAGATTCTTTAACAAAGTTAACGAAAGAGCTCTCTACAATATGGGTGTTCTCGATACTTAT